CATGATCGCCGACATCAATGACGAGAACTTCGGAAGCGCCTCCGGCATCGCCCTGCGCTACCGATTGCAGTCCATGCACAACCTCTTCCTGGTCAAGTCCCGGAAGTTCACCGGGTCCATCCAGAACCGCTACAGGGTCATCTTCTCCAATCCCGTGGCGCAGACCCACAGTGTCGGTCCTGATGACTGGATGAGCGTCAAGGTCAAGTTCACACCAAACCTCCCGGCGGATGTTCTGAGCGAAGTCCAGGCCGCCCAGCAGGCAGACGGGATGCTCTCCCAGCAGACGCGGCTCGGCATGCTGTCATTTTTGGACGATGTGCAGGCCGAGGTTGACCGTCTGACAGAGGAACAGGAGGAGCTGACCGCCCAGCAGGCCCGCGCGATCTACAGCGACGTGGACAGCATGATCCGGTCCCTGGAGGCGGAAGGCTACACAGTGATGAGGAACAGTGATGGCGAGGAAGATACAGCCGAAGAGTAGAGTCCCGCAGCCGAAAAAGGGCCAGTCCTCAGAAGATTATTGGCGGGAGCGGGAAGCGCGTCAGAGGGCAGAAAACATCCGGGAAGAGGCCCGGACCGCAGAGAAGATCAATCAGATATTCCGGTCCATGCAGGACAGCATCCGGCAGGAGATTGGAAGCTTTTACGAGCGGTATGCCGACAAAGAGGGCATCACCCTTGCGGAAGCCCGCGGGCGTGTCTCAAACATCGACATGGAGCAGTATGAGCGCCTTGCGAAGAGATACGTTGAGGCCGCCCATCACGGCGATAGAGACCTTGCCTTCTCTGATGAGGCTAACGAGCAGATGCGGCTTTACAACGCCACCATGCGGATCAACCGCCTCGAGATGCTTAAAGCCCGCTGTGGGATACGCGCCATGGAAGGTTACCGCGATACGGAGCGCCTGATCAATGACAACCTCGAGGAGCGCGCCTACTCCGAATACAGCCGCCTTGCCGGGATTCTTGGCAACAGCGTGCAGTTCAATGAGAACATGGTCAGATCCATCGTGAACGCCTCCTACCAGAACGCCACCTGGTCACAGCGGCTGTGGGTGAATCAGGCGACGCTCTCCGCGCGGATCGGCGCCCAGCTGGCACAGGGAATCCTGACCGGCAAGAGCTCCACTGTCCTCGCCCGGGAGATCCAGAAGCTCACCGGAGGCAGCACATACGCCTGCCAGCGTCTCATGCGCACGGAGCTCCGGAGGGTGCAGACAGAAGCCGCCCTGCAGTCCATGACGGACAATGGCGTGACCGAGTATAAGTTCATAGTTGCCAATGGCGTCAACCCCTGCGAGGAATGCCTTGCGCTGGACGGGCAGGTGTTCAAGCTGTCAGAGATGGCCCCCGGAAAGAACGCCCCGCCAGTGCATCCATCATGCCATTGCTGCACAGCGCCGTATGTCGACGAGGCTAAGTGGCAGAGATGGCTTGACGGGCCTGCACAGGCGGGCGTGCCGTGGAAGGAGTTTGAGAATGATGACATTTTGCAAACCGGTGGAAGAGAGACCGGTGGACATCATTATATGTCAACTCCTGAGGACGATAAGAAAGACAGACAAGCCGTAAAAGCATACGAGAAATTTGCAAGAGAAGATGATTCAATTCGAATTGCAAACAATACAGGGTTTGACCAGGCGGATATCGCAAAGATACGGAGCCATATTTTTTCAAAAAAACATAATCTTTATGTTGGGTATTCAAGGTTTGCGCCAGATTATAGCATGGCGGTAGCTTGGCAACGCTTGCGTAATGGGAATTATCTACCACGTGACATTACACTTCTTAGACATGAATTGCTTGAAAGAGAGATAGAAGAGAAGTATAATATTAGTATCTCAGAGGCGCATGCAGAAGCCTCTAAACAATATGACTGGTGGGGACAGGTCGTTCAAGAAATAGGAGAGGAGGGTGAGCCGTATGGTCTATTGCAAATTGATTGAAGTAACAAAAGAATTTACGAAGTATGCAATTGGCGGATTCGTTAATGATCTCACCGGGGAGCTCGTAATTTCTCGATTGACCGATGAATACGAAGTCACAAAAAAACCGGAGAATTCTAAGGTTTACAGAGTTCACATTGAAAAAATGCTTCGAAAGCATCACAAGGAATTTGTAAGCGGTGAATTCAAAGAAAGATTAGCCTATGAGATTTAAAAAAAAGCCACCCCTCGCGGGTGGTTTTTTGCAGGGAGGTAAATGTGCTGTACACAGACAAGAACATAATGACTGCCTTCATCGGGCTTGCTCAGGAAGCGGACAGGCTGTTCGAAAGAGACTACAGACTCACCCAGATAAAAAACGGCCTGCGGATCGAGTACGATGAAGTTGTACAGCGGATTTCCACGGAGCTGGATATCAGCGAATGCAACGACTCAGAGAACCTTCACAGGATCAAAAAAGCGGTGTGGGATACGGGCGCGACCACTTCCAGCATTTCCAATCGTCTGGCCGAACACTTTGGATTAAGGCCTGTCGATGTCGGGATTATCGTGACTGCGACGGGGCAGGTCGAAGTGCCAATCTACATGCTTGATTTGCATCTCACAAAAGATATAATCCTGAAGAATATCAAGGTGTTTGGAAGCCCAATGGAGAACAGGGATGTGGATTTTCTGGTCGGAATGGATGTGATTTCGAAGGGAAAATTCATCGTGGATAGTACCGGCGGCGGAACATCTGTCAGCTTTACTATGTGACTTTGAGCATCGCTCCGGCGGTGCTTTTTTCATGCAACAAAGAAGGAGGTAAGTGATGAGATTTACAGAAGCATTCGAAGCTATGAAAAACGGTGCAAAGGTGAAACTGCCCTCATGGGCAGGGTACTGGGAATGGGATCCTGAAAAGAAAACGATTATCATGCACTGCAGGGCTGAAGAGTCAGATACCGGGAATGAGACAATGGATATTCGCGAGTCCCAGCGCGTGGAATACACCATTACCAATATGCTTTCTGATGAATGGATGATTGCAAATGAAGCCAACTGCCCCAAACTCGGCGGCAGACAGCACATGTTCTTTGGGGATGCTCTCCGGATGGCAAAGAGGTACGGCAAGAGAATTGCCCGCGAAGGATGGAATGGGAAAAGCCAGTATGTCGAGATCGCAAGTGCAATCAGCTACATGAATGCGGCTGGAGACATCGTTAATTCCGAGCACGACGCGATCGGCAATCAGGCCCTTGCTTTTGTCGGCACATCCGGCGTACAGATGGGATGGCTTGCATCTCAGGCGGACATGCTGGCTGAAGACTGGTATATCGTAGAATAATGGCGACGCCACTGTCTGCCCGGACTGCTACCGGGCGGGCAGGTTTTTAAGAGAGGGGCAGTGTATGGTTAAGACCAGAGGAGCGTTAAGTTTGCAGGAGGATGACAAAGTGAACGTACCCACAATAACAATCGGCGAGACCGAGCAGGACAACGAGCTTAAGAAGCTCCGGGAGGAGAACGAGGGGCTGAAGGAAAAGTGCCATGAGTATGACCTTCAGATTGAGCGTCTCACCAGACAGGCCGAGCACAACTACATGCGGGGCCGCATCGATGGCCTTGAATTTTCCATCCGGTGCAACGGCGTCTCCGGAGACGAGGTGAAGAAATGATCCATGTCACGATCTTCCCGACATCTTTGTCGGTAAGAGGCCATGCCGGATATAATCCCGGAAATGACATCGTCTGTGCCGCCGTTTCTGCCCTTGTGCAGACGTTTGAGGCATCGGCAAGGGAATTTACCACCGATGAAATTATCTCGTCCCTGGAGGACGGAGACGCGGTCATATCATGGCCGAGAGCGCCCACTAAGGAGTTGTCGCTCCTGATCGACAGCCTGTATCTGGGGCTGTGCATGATGGCAGAGTCTTATCCCAATAATGTTTCAGTAAGCAGCACCCGATGAGGGTGCTTTTATTATGTCCAGGCATGGAACGACGTAAAAAGCTATGGATCGGGCAGGCGTGGCACCCGTAAAAATCTACGGATACAGGCAGGCATGAGACCTATAAAACCTTATGGAGGAAAAGAATTATGAAGTTTAAATCAGCAAAGACAGTACTGATGGACAGACGCACCCCGAAGCAGAAGCGCATCGACCGCCTCATGAACCTCCGCATGTTCGATGAGGGTGGAGATGGAGACGGTTCCGGTTCTGGTGATGGAGAAGGCGGAGAATCGGGCGAAGGATCCGGAGATGGGGACGATGACGTCCAGGCAAAGATTAATGCCGCAGTTGCCGCCGCCATCAAGAAGCAGGACGAGCTCTGGGAAAAGAAGCTGAAGGAAAAGCTGGCTAAGGAGAAGCAGAAGACCTCCGAAGCCGAGCGTCTGGCCAAGATGACCGAGTCCGAAAAGATCTCCGCCCGGATCAAGGCCTTGGAGGATGAGAACGCAGCCATGAAAGCCGCTGCCGCAAAGACCGCAATGGCGACCCAGGTGCGGAGCCTCCTGACAGACAAGGGCATCGTCATCACGTCTGATGTGATCATCGACAGCCTGATCGGCGCTGATGCAGAAAAGACACAGGAGGCAGTCAACGCGTTTGCTGTGGAATTCGAAAAAGCCGTCAATGCCCGCGTGAAGGAAGCCATGAAGAGCAAGACCCCCAGGGGCGGCTCCGGCTCCGGCGCAAAGAGCATGACCAGGGAAGAGATCATGAAGATCAAGAATCCCATCGAGCGTCAGGCGATGATTGCCGCGCACCCGGAAGCATTCAAGTGATGCTCCGGAAAAGATAAAGGAGAATATCCATGAATAAGAACAGAAACCTGATTAAGTATTTCAACTTGAGAATGTTTGATGATCCGGAGCCCGCCACCGAAACCGCCACCGAAACCGCCAACCAGAACCAGGCGGCGGACTTCGCTCCTGCGATTTCTATCGACTTTACATCCCGTATCGCGGACAACATCCAGACCCTGCAGACCATCCTGGGTATCACCAACATGACTCCCATGGCTGCCGGTACCCTGATCAAGATCTACAAGTGGAAGAGCATCACCCTTGCACAGCAGGTCGCTGAGGGCGAGGTCATCCCGCTCACCAAAGCTGAGCGCGAACTGGCTAAGACCATCGAGCTGACTCTCGGCAAGCACCGCAGACAGACCACCGCTGAGGCGATCCAGAGAGTCGGCCGTGCACGCGCCATCAACGAGGCAGATGAGAAGCTGATCGCAGAGGTCCGCAAGGATATCAAGACCAACTTCTTTACCGCGATCAGCACCGGTACTGGTATCGGTGACGGCGGCACCGCCGCAACCCTGCAGGGCGCCCTTGCGAAGATCTGGGGCAAGATGCAGAGATACTACGAGGACAAGGATGTCACTCCTGTCTACTTCGTATCTTCTGACGATGTGGCCGACTATCTCGGCACTGCCAATATCACTGTCCAGACCGCTTTCGGCTTCTCCTACATCGAGAACTTCCTCGGCCTTGGCCTGACCATCGTCAACCCCAACCTGACCAAGGGCACAGTCCTCGGTACTGCACGCGAGAACCTCAACGGCGCATACGTTCCCGGAACCGGCGGCGACCTTGCGCAGTCCTTCGCGCTCACTGCTGACAGCACCGGCCTTGTCGGTATGACGCACCAGGCAAACACCAACAACGCATCCATCGACACCCTGCTGTTCTGCTCTGTGGTCTTCTACCCCGAGTTCATTGACGGCGTGTTCAAGGGCACCATCTCCGGTACCTGATCGGGACCAGGGAGCCTGGCAGCAGGCAGTAAATAACGGGCGGGGGAGGCATCCGCACGGAACCTTCCCCGCCTGATAAGGAGTAATTAAATGGCTAAGTACAGAGTGATTGAAGGCTTCTACGACCTGCAGGATCCGGAGGGCGCAAGCTATCACCTTTATGACAAGGGTGCTGAGTATCCCCGTGAAGGTCTGGAGCCCACCGAGGAGCGCATCGCCTTCCTTTTGTCGGCATCCAACAAGCTGAGTAAGCCGGTTATCGAGGAAGTGCCTGAGACTGCGCAGGAGCCCGCAGGGGAGCCTGCAGAGGAGCCCAAGCCGAAAAAGCGCAGGGCAAAAGCAGAGGGATGAGAGGTGGATGAATGGCAGAATTGGGCATTGTGAAAAGGCTTCTGGGCATCACAGATAAGTCGGACAAGACTCTGAATCGCCTGCTGGAAAACATCATGGACATGGTCGAGGCCCAGCTGCAGAACCGCCTCGGCGGAGTCAGGGAAGTACCGGAGGAGCTGGACTATATCGTCCATAACGTAACTATTTCCAGATATAACCAGCTGGGTGATGAGGGCAAATCTTCGATGACGGTCGAGGGCGAGTCGGCTTCGTGGCTGACGGACCTGTTTGCGCCGTTCGAGGAGGATATCCAGCGATACCTCGACCGGACCAACGAGACTGTTTCCGGCGGCTCCATTACCTTCCTGTGAGGTGGCGCTTATGAGATGTGATACACAGATCTATTTTGTCACGGACGGAGCACAGGAGCTTGTCACGGACCCCAACAGTGAGGCATACGGCTCTTATGTGACGGGAAAACCAAAAGAGGTTGACCGGATGGCTGACGTGACCGACACGCAGACGTCTACTCAGCAGCTGGTCTATGGCAAGCTCCAGGAGGCCAGCCGGACCGTCCGCCTCAACGGCCAGTATCTGGAGCCCTTCGACCACATTCGGATCGGATCAGTGCTTTACGATGTCGATGCAAAGCGGCACCTGCGGCACAGATCCGTTTTTATTTGTCACGAAAGAAGGTGATCCCATGGGCGAGGTTAAGCTTGTCGGAATGGATAAATTGTGCGCGAAATTGGAGTATTGCGGTGCAAATCGGGAGGCAGTGAAGGCAGTTGTCCTCAAAAATGGGAACCAGATGAAC